CAGTATGTTAATTATAGCAAAGATCTTGTCTCTTGTCAAGTGTTTTTTAGTTTTTCTGTAAATCTTTCTCTAGCTCTTTGAAACTTTGCAATGTTGCCAGAAAACAACACTAATTGAACAGCCATCTTTTCTCCAAATACCCAAATACGTTTATTATTTAAGTAGAAAGGGCAGTCTATATTTTGGTCAATCCAAATAGCTAATTTATTAGTAAAGAAAATGGGTTCATCAAATCTAATCTCGTAGCATTTGATATCTGCCTGTTGCAGACATTCGAACCCCTGCTCTGTGAGTCTAAGTCCACCTTTTTCTTTTTTTCTTGGGTTCATCCACCAAATTGGGATAGTTTGTTTAATCCGCTTTTCATCCGCTACAAGCCCTTTGGCTTCTAGCACTATTTTGGTTATCTCATGCTTCGGATTCATTTATGACTTTTTCGCCGGTGGTTAATTTGTAAACGGCAAAGTCAGTGGTATTGAATAGCTTGTTTAATTTTTCAGCTAGATTGAATGCATGACCGCTGTTTGAAAAACTAACTTTTTTGTATTTTGGACCCAGTTGTTGTGCAACTACACTTGTGGTTTTGAGATTGATCGGTTTGTCTTCGTAAAAAACTGCCCAGATGGCTTCGGACTCTAAAACTTGATCAGTTTTATAGGATTTTTTATTAGTTATTTCTAACAAAATTTTGGGTTTTGGCCTAGACATATATACGTTCTCCGAAAAGTGCGTATATATTTAGCAGGTTTTAGAATTTGCCGCCGTCCACTTTTATCTCAATCTTGTCAGGAAATTGATTATTTGACATCATCTGATCTAAGTTTCCGCTTAGTCTTGTCATTACAATACTAAGACTGTTTTGCAAATCTGTGGCTTCTTTTATAGTTAAAGTTAGACTTTTTTGATTGCTTTTGATAGCAATTCTAGTCTTTTCTAAGAAGTCTTCTATGGGTAATGTATTGAGTTGTTTCATGTTTTGTTAACAGTATTAAGCATAGCCTTCATTTCGATCTCCGTTTTATAAGGACCGTGAAATGGATATCGTTCTAATGTAATTAGTTTAGGACAAAAGCTCTTGACCCATCCTTTGCGGAACTTGATTACGTAGTACCCTGCACAATATTGACTCTTACTTTTGGCGCTCTTGGCAAACAAAGGCAATTTCTTTTTAACATTGTAAACTGCTTCGAATGGTTTTGAGCTACATGGAAATTCGTAAATTTTGTAACCAACAGACTCTATTTCAAAATTGTGAGTTTTCTTACCTTCGGCAAGTGTTACACCGACCTCGTCAGTGAGTGCTTTAAGATCTTTAAAATTAATCTTTTGCCCACGTCTAAAAAATTCGTAACCTTTTTTTAGTTTTGCCACTGAGCCTATCTTTTGTCCATGGTCTTCAATAATCCATTCTTTGTTTGGAATTACTACCTTTGATATAACATTCATGATACATACCTTGCATTAAGCGGGTCTGCATAACTTTGTACCTGTTCACTAATTTTCTGTAGGTCAAATTCTGCACAGAATTTTAACAAACGAATTCCAACTTGCGGAATGCTTTTTTCTGCGGCAGTTGCAGTATTAATAGTTTCTTTAATTATAGTTTTAATATTGTCCGGCTGTGCCGTTAAGTCGCATAATTTAACATTGCGATTATAATCGTCTAAAACACGATGTTCGACACCTTCATGGTCTGACCACTTTTGGAGCATCATATTGTTCCAAGACCAGCCTTTGGAATCTCGATCGGCAAAGGCGTCACGGAGACCAACCTTATTCTTTGTCCCCTTCTCACGTACTCCCGGATATGCAGAGAAGATGTTGTCGGAGGTGTCACCACGCATACACTTCTCAAAGAGTAACCAAGTTGGGTCCGGTGCGCCTTTTGCTTCACCAGTTTTCTTATCTTTAACAGGCTTACCCTTTTCATCAAAGTACCCCTCATGTGTGGTTGTAATTTGCATTACACCGTTATACTGTTTCACGTTTGGAGCAATAAGTTGTGCAAAGTCGCCATCTGTTGAAATAATAACGTGATTGTCTTTTGGATGGCTTTGAATCCAACCGGCAATTAAATCATCTGCTTCTAACTGTGGATTCTGTAAAACTGTGGTATTTGTTTTATTAATAACAAAGTCTTTAAACTGATCAAATGTTTCCCAAAACACACGATCTTCTTCTGCTTCTCTTGGACTCTGTGCCGCACGAGCTTCAGAGCGTTGACGCTTGTAAGGAGCATAAAAGTCCTTGCGCCAACTACGCCCCTCTAAGAAGAATATGACATGGTCACCGTTAAAGTCGCGCCATGCCTTACGGACACTGCCTAAAACAGTATGAATACTCATACCTACTTTATCTTCTAGACTTCCACGAACTACGTGTCGTGCTCTAAAAAATGTGTTCGCTGTGTCTACTAAAATATATGTCTTAGACATTAAGAAACCTCTGTTCTACCATCACCTAAATTGTTTACATTAATATAACCTGCTGTACGCTGATTCATATTAACACCCGATTCTCCGCCGACATTTCTGCATAGTTCGCCAAACCACGAGTCAACAATCATTTCTTCTGAGTCACCTTTGTACCCTGCTTCTTTTAATTGTAACACAAAATATTCATTCCAGTCAAGTTCAAAAAAACCATTCTTAATGTTATCTTTGTTTACATGAGTGTCTAATACAGCTACCCAAGGTTCTTTCTTTTCTGTAGCTACTTGTTTTGGAGTTAATTTAGCAAGGCGTTCTGTTTCGACAGCGTTTTCTGTTGCTAGTTGAGCTGCTACTTTTTGACGAATAGCTTCTTCTGTCTCAGCTTCAATTTTATCTATACCAAATAATTTTTTAATAAACTTGTTCATATTATGTACCCCACTCATTTTTAAATAACGGTACCTGCAATCTGTCACTGTAACGGAGACCGTGTTTCATAGCGGCTAGTGCCACTGTTTTATTATTTAATGCGTAAACACTCTCTACTCCGCCTACTGGCATTAGATACACGGGACCTTTAAATCCCTCGGCACGAAATTCTTCTGTGGCCTTTAGTGCATCTTCAATATCTTGTTCTGTTGCTACAACAAATTTCAAATATGCTGTTCCGTAATTTTCATAGTCGCAAACAACTTTAGGTTTAATAGCATCTTTCCAAGGCTCGCCACTTGCTGGAAGTTTAGAACTTACACTAAATGTAATTTCTCTATTCAATCGATGATTAGTGATCTTCCATTTGGTCAAATACTCTTTGAACGCACTAGTCAATCGCATTGTGCCGTTAGTTTCAAACGTAATTTCTTTTAACCCCGCCATACACGGTTGCTCTAACAAGTCTGGATAAGCCTTTTGCCAACCTAGCAACGGTTCGCCGCCCGTGATAACAAGATGCTCATCTCTCCATTTGCCAAACGGCAGTGTTTCTACAATTGCTTTGGCTAGTCCTTCAACCTCAATCATTGGACTTAGATCTTTAAAAGCAGGATGCCAACTAGCGTAACTATCACAACCAGTTGACACTAATGGCAATGCTTTATATTCTGTAAAAGCCTCAATCATTGTATGTGTTGCCGCAATGTCTGTTGCTTCGTGACTTAGCTCACCTCTGGGCATACCAAATCCTTGACAGGTAAAGTTACAGCCATATGTACGTAGAAAAACGGAAGGCACACCCATATAGCGTCCTTCACCTTGAATTGAATAGAATAATTCAGATACTTTAATTTTGCTCATTTATTAGTTCCTAGGAGATACTTAAATATATTATACACTTTTATTTAGGTTTGTCAACAACATAAGGTACCAAATGAGTAATTTAAAAACAAACATTAATTGGATGTTACATGACCATTGTACATCAGAATGCACATATTGTCCAATTCGATTTCGCGGAGGGGAATTACCTAGGGGAATATTGGAATACATGGAAGTTACTAAAAAAATAATTGATCATTATGATGCACTGGGCAGGAAAATTGATTGGACATTTGGCGGCGGCGAGCCTCTAGATATGTTTGATTTTCCAATGATGTTAAAGTTATGTAAAGAACAAGGCGGCACAATCGATCTAACCACTAATGGTGGAAGACTTTGGTTAGATTGGTGGGCAATTGAACCCCACATTGATACATTACACTTATCATATCACTATTGGCAAAATCCCAACCTTATACGATTTATTATACAGGCATTTCAAAAAGCAGGAAAACATATTGATATCATGGTTCCTATGCGTCCAAATTATTTTGATGATGATCTAGCAAGAGCACTTGCGGTTGAATCTGAATTTAATATTGTTGTTTCTAAATGTGTGTTATATAAAGAAGCTGAACAAGCTATTGGAATGTATCCTTACACAGAAGAACAGTTAAGAATTATGCGGGGAGAGGAATTAGTACAAGAATATAACCATGAGCAAGAAACTACGTTTGGTGAACGACACGAAGAACGTGTAAATGCAAATCCTTCATATACTGGTATGTTATGTAACCTAGGCATTGAAAAATTAACTATTTCGCATACTGGTTGGGTTCGGGGTAGTAATTGCAATAGTCCGCTCTTTGGAAATATTTGGAATGGAACTTTGGGTCTTCCTACAGGCCCCGAACGATGTGTTATGATGGCCTGTGTAGATGGATCAGACCAACAGATTACTAAATTCAGTCAGTAAAAATATTTGACCATTGTTTGAGTTTTTCTCGCTTGGCCTCTGCGGCTTTGTCAATGTTAGTCCAGCTTACAATGTCTAGTTCCTGCAGGATATCAATCATTGCACACAGGTCGCCTAGTTCTTCTTCCAAGTGGTCTCTGTTAGTTTTAGATTTGCCTGGTTTAAGATTGTCCATACCAAAGCGACTAATTTTACTAACTGCTTGGATTACCTCTGCACATTCTTCCTGCAGAATATCCATTACTTCTTTTTCTTTGCTATTCATTGTTTTGCTTTTTCTGTTAGGTACGTATCGTTGTGGATCCATTTATTGTCAACAAGGAAACCCCATTCTCTACGTTGTGGTCCAGGCATGAACATTGTCCAGCAGTCTGTTCCTGCTTTAAGCTCAACACGGTGATAGCTATTAGCAGGGCAAATACGGAAGTGACCAGGCCCACGCCAATGCCGTGTTTCACTGATCTTGGCACCTTGTAAATTAAAGTTAGGAGTCCATTCATAATAACCACCTTTTAAAATTAGAGTAGCGTACGGCCACGGATGATCATGCACATCATCAGGGTCTGACTTAAGGAACTTGTGAATGAACACATTAAAGGGGAAATGTTTTCTATCTTTAAGGAACACATAATAACGTTCAAGGTAAGGTTCATTATCTTGTCTATCCATTACAATGCGCTTGCGACCAACACGATCTAATAAGTTTAGAAATCGGTTCACTTTAAATTTTCCAACAGCTTATTTGCACTAAAAAATTGTTTAGTTAAATCGTATGTTTGTTTACGTAACTGCGGCAACCTCTTTTCATAGTGCGTCATAGTAACTATAATATGATGACATAGTTCTTGTCTATGTGCTAGGTAACTATTCCAGTCTTGTGTCCATTCATTAGGATATTTAAATCCTGCATAATACATTTCACTGTATGACAAGCGATCTGGAACCATAGGAATGGCCTCAACTAATGCGCCTTCGTAACAGCTAATACCCAATGTTTCCTGCAGATTTGCACTGAATACAATTTTAGCACGACCTAACAACTTGTGATATTCGTGTTTATCTAATTGTGTATCTTGACAAACAATAAATTCATATTGTGGTAAATGTATAGCCAAATCACGGAAGATCTCAACTTGTTTTTCTGGAGCAATGCGATGAGGAAACAAAATAAGATCACGCTTGGGATTGGTACAATAGTTTTCTAATGTATCAACCATATACTCCATGGGCCAGCCAGTGCGTACAATCTTTTTATACTCGCCTGATAAGATTTCGTCAAGTTCTTCTTCGTACCAAGGATTTTCTGTTTGGAATCCATCATTGAGTAATTCTCTATGGAATAATTCAATATGAAAGTCTGTGGCAAAGTAGTTGTGATCAAACGCATGGAAGAAACTCTTCTCTGCATTACGTACCCAAGGTTTATTGCCAACAAGACGTCCTAAAAAATCCTGTGGATCATATGATCCAGCATGCCATAAACCATGTGTAACTACCGGAATGCCCAGCAGTTCACTCATGTATTTGAGATTGATGATACCAGGATGCCAAGCATCAGTAAATACGAAGTGATCATTGGCGCGAATGCTTCCGTCGCAAAATAGCCGACCCATCTGCTCAACTTGACTAGCCTTGTAGATATTAGTACCGCCAAAGTTGAGAAATGCCCCAGGAGTGGTAGCACTAGGAATGTCCGTAGGACCTGATATAATGTTGACATTGTGTCCTGCCTTTCGTAAGAGTTCGGGCACATGAGTCTTCCATTGACCCGTGTACCTTGTTTCTACCGCTTCTAGATCAACGAGAAAAATTGTCATTGTTATGACTCTTTGGACGATAATCCTTACGGAAGTTTTTACGATCGCCTTGATACGGCGGACGAGAAAAATACCTGTATTCCTGTGACTTATACAAGTCAGCAGGATTGTAAGGAAGAAGGTTAAATCTGCAATGATCTAACCAAGCCTCGAGATCATCAAAGATCTTTTCTACTTCAGGCTTCAAGCGAAGAGTTTTTTGAATATGTGATGGCAATGCCATAATGTTTTGATCCTAATTAAAGGGTTGATGGAAATTTAATGAAGCAGCCATTCTCGCCGTCTTCGCTTACGTCGACCCAAATCTCACGACCTGGGTATCTTGTCGAAATGGTGTCATGAAGATCATGACTGATCATTTCGCAGGATTTAAAGTCAAGTTCGAGTGTGCCGTCATTATAACACTTCTCAAGCCAACGTTTGAACTGAATAAATTCAATGTCACGATCGTCATGGAACACTTGAATATAAATTTTAAAATGGAAAATATGACGATGTGAATTTGCTAGGAAACTAACATCGTATTCTCCTGCTGTACACAAATTAGGATCTGTAGCGGCAGCAGGGTAGCGGTGAATACCTTCTTTACGGAAGGTTACCCAAATCATATTAAGATCGTTCATTCTTCTGATTTCTTAGCTGTTTTAGTTTTAGTTTTAGGTTGCTCTGGCAAGTTGTCTTTTAACATGTTCATCATTTCCCACAACTTCCAATCAATGCTTTCTAGCAATTTGAAAAGTTTTTCTTCGGATGATTGTTGTGCTGCCTGTTTTGTAATTTTAGAATTAATCATAGTATTTTATCCTCTTTGTATTTGTCCCATGGGGTAAAGTTGTTACGGTCCATTAATTTATGCAGGCTATGTGACCATACGCCTGGATTTGTGGCTTTAAAATCTTTGTCATCAATTTTAAGCATAGTGTTATAATTCCATAATTTAATGTAAGGAATAGGTACACGGATTTGTGGAATAAAATTATCACACTCGTTTAGGCCACCGTCATTAAATTCTTCAACTGCGCTTAATGGAATATCTAATGAGCATAGATAATCTTTGTCTAAAAAGAATTGGATCATGTCTTGCCAAGCATCCCATTCTTCTGGGGTCCGCGGATTGAAGCTGTGATTTGCTCCAAAGAAAATATGCTCACATCCTTGTAAATGTGATGCAATTTCTTCTACTGAATGTAGACCTGTAACAAACAATGTTAATTTTCCAAATGCAGGAGTGTGCTCAATTTCTTTACCAATAAAGAATTGAACATCGCTCGCTTCGCCGGTTGTGTAATTACGTTTCATGATACTAGTATAACAGATTTAATGGATCAATGCAATAGATTATATTACCAAATTACGCATGTGCCATTACATTTTCAGGGCTTGAAACCCCATATGGATCAGGATCACTTGTACTTGATTCTGGTTCTACAAACATGTGGTCTACTTTGCCGTCGCTTATAATTGCGGCATATCGGCGACTGCGTGGTCCGAACCCAATATCACTCATGTCAACTGTCATGCCCATCAGTCTGGTAAATTTCCCGGCACCGTCCGGAATAACTTTTACATTTTTAATGCCAAGACTGCGAGCCCACTCATTCATAACAAATGCATCGTTAACACTTACACAATAGATTTCATCAATGCCTTTGGCTTTAAAATCACTGTATTGTTGTTCAAAGCCTGGCAACTGATATGTACTACAAGTAGGTGTAAATGCACCCGGAAGACTAAAAATAATTACTCGTTTATTGCCGAACAACTCATTGGCTGTCTTAAAAACAAATTCTCCACCAATGGGGCATCCGCCGCCTTCAGGCGCTTCATCACCTTCGCGAAATGCAAATGTTACATTAGGTATAAATTGTGTCATATTATTTTTTCCTTTATTTTACGTTTTGGTTTATTTTCTACACTTGCTAATGCTTCTCTAACATCACGCATCAATGCCTCGTCATCCCATTCTAATTTCTCAGGGTAATCATTATTATATGTAATTGTCAAATGACTACCCTTAACTACTTTAGTTTCTGGAAATACTAGTTTAGCACCGCCAATTGTGCCAGGCATGTCTAGCACAATACTATCTGTTTTCTTTTTGCGTGTTGCCATATTATTCTCCTAGGCCTTCTTCAAGGGCTCTTAGTTCATCATCATCTGGGTTTTCTAAATCAACTTCATCTGAACTTGTTACTTCATCAAACGAGAATAAGTTTCTAAATTCGTTCTGCTTTGGACCACCTTGTAAACGAGCACCTTCTAGACTACGTAAGAATGGGCCTGCTTGATCTATCATAGCAAATGCTTCATCTTTAGTTTTAGTATTAAACAAGTCTTCAATAAAACTGCTAAAATATAGGATGTTACGTGGAACCCAATCACTGTACTCATCGCTCATATCTTGCGACTTGACTTTCTTCCAATGCTTCCACGATAGCTTAGATTTAGTCTTAGCAATTTCAATGTCCATTAATTGTTGAGCACGTTGTACAGCAACAATATGGCAGTACACATTATGACCCATCATTAAAGCATAGGCAAAACTATCCCAACTAGTCTTACCTTCCTTGCCAATTTTGTTTAACATGCCTGGAGCATAGTGACATATATCTGCAAGTGTTAGTCTGCGGCCAATTTCGCTTTCGAAGGGAAACGGAATGTCCGATCCTGCGAGTGCTTTATTATCTGGTGCCTTGTCCATAATAACACTCCACCTTTTGGGAGTGTGGACTGCGTTGGTGTAGACAAGTCCGTGCGCTGTTGCAATGAACGGTGAGGCGCAGTCAAAAGATATGGTAAGCTCTTCATTGATATGTTTCCTGATTTGTCGTTGAATTAATGTTAGATAGCATGACCAATCTAACTGTGCTGTACCCAAAAAGTGGATCCAGTTTTTGCCCTTCAGCAAACCATCTTCACGCAAGGTCATTAGACGCTTTAACGTGATATCCATTTTACACATGTTAGCACCACCAAAGGCCCAACCTTCTGCTTCACGACCTGCATACTTACCTGCTGGGTCGCTAAATTCTTTTACACCTTGATACCACTGTTCAGCAGTATCCCAATCACCGCCTTGTAGCACGTTAAGCCATTTAGTTTGACCTAATCTATTCATCAAGAAGTAATCATTATTGTACTGTGTTTTTTCTAGACAGTCTTCAAATGTTTTTAATCCAGTCTTTGGACTGTGAATATGGTCACAAGCCCAGGTTGGAACGTCTAGCATCATTGACCAGTCTGCGGTTACTTCTAACCACTCAAGAATCTTTTGACGAGTCTTAGTAGCTTCTTTGCCTTCAAAGTCTAACCAATCAAACTTAAGAACACCCTTACCGATCTGGTATCCACCGGAGTCACCTAAGATCATTGTGTTGCCACGATCTCGTTGTTGAATCATTGATTCCTGTACAAGACTCTTTTGTAGATCTAATTGTGCATGACCTGCTGAATACAAACCATACTTGTAAGTAAAGTATCCTTCTTCAGGATTAAGGAAGTTCATGCCTTCGATGCCTCGATCGAATCCTTTAGGGATACGTTCATCTGAGATAAACTTCTCTAATCGTTGTTTAGCAATATAGGTGCTGTAAAACGAGCTGATGGCCGGAAGATATACAGCATAATCCTTCTGTAATGGTGTTAGGTTAACTTGTTGATGTGTCATGTTCTTTACTTAATATTATTGTAGCATCTAATTGTAGCTTTGCCTTTTTTAAATTATCCAAAGCAATTTGTACAGCAGGATGTTCTTTAGCCAATGATTCCATTTGCATTTCTTCATCGCGTTTTTTATGGGCCCAATCGAGTAATACCTCTGCTTCACCTGTCATTGATATGCTGGCATAACTTGTAAATTCTTTCCATGTTGATCCATCATATACTTCCATAGTATTCATATTAGTATTATAACGAACCATTCCCGTAGATTGCCCACCAGCAGGAATATACGGATTCATTGGACTACCTCCAGTTACCTGGAGATATTTTCCCGTATGGGCTAGCCCTTTGATCATGTCTGTGCAGGAATAATATATTTGTATACAGCTAGACCGCTATCTAATGTAATTTGCAATGCACCTTCATTAGACAAACTCATAGTTGTATTGTTAACGTCGGCAATTTTTAAAATACTTAGAATAGGAGCAACTGGCCATGTCCACGCCTTGTTTAATGTTCCTGTAACGCCTATAGCAAAGATAAACTCACCACCATGTGAACTCATGTCACCAAACGTGAACTTCAATTTGTCTCCGTCTGTCTTGGCTAAGAACGTAGCATGTTCGCTGTTTGCGGCTGCTTGGAAACTAAAACGCTGTACGCTACTTTGTGTAGGATTAACCTCAACATCCCACTTAACACCGCGGAAAGTAGTTGACTTGAGTTTTTCGTTGATGATTTCAGTGTTCATAAAACGATAGTCGTTTTTAAAGTCACCTGCTTTGTTTTCAAAATGTAAAC